CGGAACATGCCCTAGGTACTGGTACATGGCTTTTTCTGGTGCGGTATTTATTGACGATAATGATGCCGTTGCTGTTGCAAATATGGCGCAAGGAACTCAGGCACACGAGAGGCTGCAGAAGCTTATTAAAACAATGCCAGAGTGGAAAGCTGAGGAAGAAGAGATCATCAATGAGTATCCTCCGATAAGAGGCTTTATTGACCTTATCATGGAGTATGATGGTGAAACTGTGATAGGTGAAATCAAGACGGCAAAGCAAGAGGTTTGGGATACTAGACAGTCAGAGATGAAGTCTTCTGCAAACCACATGCTCCAGTTGCTTACCTATATGAAGCTAAAGAATGCTAAAGAAGGATTCTTTCTTTACGAAAATAAAAATACTCAGGAGCTGCTTGTCATTCCAATCTCAATGAATGACAAAAACAAAGCAATTATTGAAGAAGCATTTAGATGGATGGAGCAGGTGTGGGACAATTTTAAAAATGGTGATCTTCCAGTGAGGCCAGAGGGCTCTACAAAATCCAAGATGCCTTGCACTTACTGCCCAGTAAAGAAAGCTTGCTACGACAAGACTGGTCCAGTCGGAACAGTTGAAATAGATCTGTATAAGGTTCCTAAAATATGATATGTTCAAATACTGAATGCGCTAAAGAGTTTGAGGCTAAGACGCACAATCAAAAATATTGTACCGACGAGTGCTGTCGTATTGCAACAAATAAAAGAATAATGGAAAAATATTATGAGAAAAAGGCTATAAAAAAGGGTGCTGTCAGGCTATGTAAAAAATGTAAGTCTCAGCTAAGCAGGTACAACGCAGAAGATATTTGTTCTTCTTGTGTAAAAAAATCAACAGAAAAGCTTAAGAATACATTAAAGGGGATAGTAGATGAAATTAGGTAGCCTTGTAAAAACAAAGGCCTACAGAGTTCTTGGCATCGATGCTTCTACAAACTCAATAGCATTTTGCTTAATGGAAAACGATGTTCCATTGAAATGGGGTAAAATAAATTTAGTTGGAGAAGATATCTACGAAAAAATTTATGATGCAAAAAACAAAATGGCAATGATGCTAGAAGAATTAAAGAGTGATTATATTGTTGTAGAAGGAGCGGTGCTTGTCAGATCCCCAGATGCTGTGATAAAATTGTCTTATGTTTACGGGGTAGTAATTGCAGAACTAATGTCTACTGGAGCAAAGGTCATCACAATCAGCCCATCTGCTTGGCAGTCTTATATTGGAAATAAGAATCCCACAAAGGATGAAAAAGCTGCAATACGTTTAGCAAACCCAGGCTATGCTGATTCTTGGTATAAGAACCAGTTAAGGAATATGAGAAAGCAGAGAACTGCTGACTATTTCAATAAGAAATATGGATTAGAGATTATAGATTTTGATGTTGCAGATAGCTTTGGCATTGCACACTATAGCAATCAGGTGCTTACTAAACGATGAAGCTATATCAAAGTAAAGATTGGCTGTACAGAAGATATGTAATTCAAAAGAAAACAGTTACAGAAATTGGTAAAGAGTGCGGTGTCTCTGCTATGACTATACAGAGATATTTACAAGAGTTTGGATTGTTGAAAAAAAGATGACAGGGTACCCAAATAAAGACGGCGGATATCAGGCGTGGATTACAGACCTGCAATTAATAGCAACAGATGCTCCATCTGGACATAAAATAATTAGAGAGTGCCTAGATATTTCAGAGATGTTAATTAAGAAAAATATCTCATATGGCAACTCCGCACTTGATCCAATAAGAATATTTTCCAAGGCAGATTCAACAGAACAGATTCGTGTTCGTATTGATGATAAATTAAATAGAATTCAAAATGACCAGGCATTTCCAGGAGACAATGATATTGATGATTTGATTGGGTATTTAATTCTTCTCAAAATCGCAAACAAGTCTTAGTCAACTAAAACATGGTATAATTTAATTATGACAGAAATAGAGCCATCAGTACATTTTGACCGCATGAATAAGGTTGTTCAGGAGTTGCTAAAAGGAAATTCAGCAACCCAGATTGCAACAATTACTGGCTTCTCCAGAAAAGAAGTTTTAGAATATGTGGATGAATGGAAGGCTGTTGTCCATAATGATCTAAATATGCGTGACAGGGCAAGAGAGGCTATCTCTGGTGCCGATGAGCATTATGCAATGCTTATTAAGGAAGCCTGGAAAACTGTTGAAGATGCGGACACCCAAGGACAACTTAGCGTTAAAGCTGGAGCCCTAAAGCTTATAGCAGACATAGAGACAAAAAGAATTGCAATGCTTCAGTCCATAGGAGTTTTAGAAAACTCACAGCTCGCATCACAAATTGCAGAGACAGAAAGAAAGCAAGAGCTGCTGGTTGGCATTCTAAAAGAGGTCACTGCCGTATGCCCTAAATGTAAGATGGACGTTGCAAAGCGCCTGTCTCAAATAACTGGGGTGGTTGAGTCTATACATGTTGAAGATGCAGAGGTTATAACCAATGTTCAATAAATCTGGATTTACTGAAATAGGCGAGAACATATTTGTGTATAAAAACTTCATGTCAGATGAAGAGTGTGAAGCAATAATGAAAGACATACTAGAGCTCTCAGAAGATTCTTGGGAGGCACCATTCCTTGCTACAGCAAAAGATTACTTTGCTAGCAACAAGCAAACAGAATCAATAAGAGCTGTTAAAAAAAGAATAGCAGCCTTGATGGATGACGGGTGCTATGCAACTCCTGGAGGCAGGGCATCAAAGCTTTTAAAGGGCGCATCAAGAAAACCACACGCAGACATATATCAATTCCAGGATGTGCTAGAAGCATCAAAACAATATAATGAAGGAGAAGATTTTGATCTAGCAGACCTAATAACACACGGAACAATAATTTACTTTAATGACTTTGATGGCGGAGAAGTGTTCTACCCAGAACAAAACAATTTAGAGTATAAGCCAGTTAAAGGCGACCTAGTTGTCCATGGAGCAGAAGATAAGTGCAAACATGGCGTTAAAGAAATATTAAGTGATGTGCGCTATTTTTCCGTAGGGCATTTCTTTAAGTTCGTTAAAGTTCCTAAAGGTCATAACTTTAGAAAAACCCCGCTAGAAAATCTTAGAGGCTGACATGTCCTTTGATTTCTCAGATCTTATTGATATTCTAGATGGCGAAGAGTTTGAAGAAAAGCCAGTAGATTTAAGAGAGTTTGTAACCAGCCCAAAGTATCTTGGTCTGCCTCCACTATCAGAATTGCAATATGAGTTAATTGAAAAGTCATCTCAGATCTATAAAGAGTCCACACTAGTTAAGCTTTATGGTGAAGAAGAAGGAAAAAAGAGATTTAAGCAAACCTGCAATGAAGTAATTGCACAGCTTGGCAAGGGTTCTGGTAAAGACTATTCTTCAACAATATCTGTTGCCTATATGGTTTATCTTTTGTTGTGCCTCAAAGATCCAGCAGCATACTACGGCAAGCCACCAGGAGATTCAATTGATATTCTTAACATTGCTATTAACGCACAACAGGCATCAAACGTTTTCTTTAAAGGATTTATAACACGTATTGAAAGATCTCCATGGTTTGCTGGAAAGTACGACCAGAAAGCTTCAGAAATGAAGTTCGATAAAGCAATCACAGTTCACTCAGGTCACTCTCAAAGAGAAGCTTGGGAAGGTTATAACGTTATAACTGTTATCCTTGATGAGATTTCTGGATTTGCGATGGAGAACACAACGGGACATGATCAGGCAAAAACAGCTGACGCTATCTATGACATGTACCGTGCATCCGTTATGTCTCGTTTCCCAGACTTCGGTAAAGTTATTTTGCTATCGTTCCCTAGATTTAAAAACGATCCCATTCAAAAATTTTATGAGTCTGTGATTGGTGAAAAAGAAACTATTGTACGAAGCAAGCTTCTTAAGATGGATGACGAGCTGCCAGATGGTACTGATGGTAATGAGATAATTGTTGAGTGGGAAGAAGATCACATAATATCCTACTTGTATCCAAAAACATATGCGCTTAAAAGACCAACCTGGGAAGTAAATCCAACTAAAAAAATTGAAGATTTTAAAGTAGACTTTTATAAAAATTCTCTTGACGCTCTTGGTAGATTTGCCTGCATGCCACCTGAGATGATTGATGCATTCTTTAAGTCTAGAGAAAAGGTGGAGAAAGCATTTAATAACACTGGGTTGGCGGTAGATAGCTTTGGAAGACTTGAGGAGTGGTTCATACCAGACCCAGACAAGAGATATTTTATACACGTAGACTTGGCTCAAAAGCATGACCACTGTGCAGTTGCAATGGCGCATGTTGATAGATGGGTGAATGTAAAGGTCACAAACGAGTACTCACAGCCAGCGCCTATCATATCTGTAGATGCAGTAAGATACTGGACACCGACAGCAGACAAGTCTGTTGATTTTACAGAAGTAAAAGATTATATTCTTGCTCTCAAGACAAGGGGGTTCAATATATCTGTGTGCACTTTTGACAGATGGAACTCTCATGACATGATGCAGCAGCTTAAGTCTTATGGAATTAATACTGAAATTCTTTCTGTAGCAAAAAAACATTATGATGACATGGCAATGGTTGTTCTTGAAGAAAGACTTCATGGGCCACATATCCCGCTTTTAATCGATGAGCTGCTGCAGCTAAAGATTATGCGTGACAAGGTTGATCATCCTAGAAAAGGCTCAAAAGACCTTGCGGACGCAGTATGCGGATCCATATTTAATTCAATAAGCAGAACAAGACCAGATAACAACGATCAGATAAATATTCATACATATGAATCAATGAATTACGATGCAGACTTTGGCAAGCCTGCTGATGGAGAAGTGTCACAGTATAATATGATACGTGCTCCAAGAATGCCAGATCATTTAAGAGAAGCTATGGACAGGATGCAAATAATATGAGCGAATATCAAGATAAAGCAAAAGAATGTAAGTGTTGCAGCAAGCATGTTCCGCTGCCAACTGTGCTAAGAGAATACAATGGAACTGTTGTTTGCCCAACAACTTTTGCAAATGTTCTTGAGTATAAGAGAATATGGGAATCTTACGGAGCCAGACCTATGGGTTCTATAAGAAAACATTTTTCTGAGTACGTGCAAGAGCTAGTAGAAAGAAGCATAGAGAAGTGACAAGAATAAGATACTACCTGTCAGCCCCGATTAGATTCTTAAAAAAAAGAAAGAGTAAGGGTAAAGATAGGTTTATATACTAATGAAATTGAATTCAAATGATCTGTGGTATGAATCACAGTACCCATTAAAATCAGATATATCTGACTGGGAAAGAGAGTGCAATAGTTACGGTTATAGGGCAGAAGAATTTGAATCATGCTCTGACATTGTTTCGCTTGGATGCTCAATGACATTTGGATTGGGTGTAGATCCTGGACAGGCGTGGCCAGACTTACTTGCAAAAGATTTAAACATGTCAGTACACAATCTTGCTGGTTGCGGTAAGTCTATTATGTGGAGCATTAATAAGTTTTTTTCATATGTAAGTGCATTTGGAAATCCAAAAATATTAGTCTGCCTGTTCCCAGAGTTTAGTAGGGCTGAGGTCTCATCTAAAACTTCACACATGACTCCAAGATATAATCAGTTTCCAAAACAAGATTTAGAAAAAGATCAAATAATAAGATACGGAATTTGGAACCGAAACAATAAGTTTAATACTGGAAACAGGGTCTTTATCGCAGAGGACTCGATACCTTCAGAACTCTCATTTGACCTATCAGTACAGTATATTAAAATGCTTGAAATGTATTGCAATACAAATAATATTAAATTGCTGTGGGGCACCTGGTCAGAAGCAGAGTCGCTTTGGCTTGATGAAAATATAAGCTAAACTAAATTTAAAAAATATATAAGTTTAGGGCTTGGCAACTGGCATTTTGATAAGGATGATGGAATGAAAGAAGTTTATAAAGAAAACTGCCACATTGAATATTCAGGGCTTAAAAATTTTTATTATTCAAAAGATGCAAGTACTGCGCCAACACCACACTTTGGTTTACATAGAAATATACATATAGCTGAGGACTTTAAGAAGGAGATAATGCTATGGCAAAAGAAATGAATGGCTCGCTTCACCACCCAGACCATGAAGAATATAACTGGAAGTATGCAACGGAGGGTCTAGTTGGCGGACTAAGAGGTGCTAGAAAAGGTGTAAACTCAAACTCTTCAGGATTTTCTGGAAAAGAATTTACTGAGGTTGCAGATATAGTTACTTTAGGTTGCTCATATACTTATGGGGAGGGCGTACCGCCAGGCTCTAATTGGTCTGATTTTGTTGCCAGAAATCTTAACCTAACTATGCACAACTTAGGTTCAAGTGGAAAAGGCGTTACGTTTGAGATAAACTGTTTTTTTGAATATGTAAAAAAATTTGGAAATCCTAAAATTGTACTGTGCTTGTTCCCAGATTTTGTAAGAATGGAAATATCCTCAAGATCTCATAAGATGAGACCACAAAAAGAATATAGAATTAATGGAAACGTTCCATCATTAGATGACGACGAAGAAGTAATGACATACGGGATATGTCCGCAACCAACTTACGAGGGAAGACCAAAATATTTAAAAACACCAGTGGTTGCAGAAGAAATAATGCCACTAGAAACTGCACAGATGCTTTCTATACAGTATATAAAAATGCTTGAGGCTTATTGTAATACCAATAATATAAAGTTAATTTGGACAACATGGGTTCCTGGACAAAACAACTGGCTTAATAAAAATAAAGACAAGGGCTATTTCAGAAACTATTTTAATTTTAATGAGAATGAGTGGCATCAAAGAGTTGAAGATCTTGGAAAAGACATTCTATGTAATAAGTTTCATAGAAAAGGCACTCCATGCACAACAGAGTTTTTATGCCATGATGAATATAGGGAAGATCATAAGCTCGGATTTGATATATCGTTGGATGTTAAGATATCAAGAACGGCAACACTGAACGGACATTCTGGCGTACACAAACACATACACTGGGCAGAATTTTTTGTAAAGGAAATAAATGACTACAATATTGGGAGTTAATGAGACATCGCATGATGCATCAGTATCTTTAATTAAAGACGGACAGATACTATTTGCTGGTCATGCGGAAAGATATAGCAAGCAAAAAAATGACTGGTATATAAACGATAGTTTAGTTAGTGATGCTTTACAGTACGGTACACCAGATCACATAGCTTACTATGAGAAACCTCTCCTAAAGGCCTCCAGGCTATTTTTAAAGGGTGGTTCTGGGGATTGGAAGCCCAAGTTTGACATAGACGGTGTTCCTAGAAAATCATTTAGCCACCACTACTCACACGCTGCTGCAGGATATTACACAAGTAAGTTTTATGATGCAGTAATTGTTGTCCTAGATGCTATGGGTGAATACAACACATCAACAATATGGGTTGGTGAGGGCGAGTCAATTAAGTTAAAGTATAAGCAGAACTACCCAGTAAGCTTTGGGCTATTCTACTCAGCGTTTACTAAACTTATTGGCTTGATGCCAAATCAAGAAGAATATATTATGATGGGTATGGCTGGGTACGGAGATTGGACTAGATACTACAAAGAAATAAATGACTACTTTCCTTCTGTAAATAAACAAGCATATAACTTTCACAAAGGTATAACAGATTGGAATATGCCAATGTCTGATCAAGATAAATTCGATATAGCTGCTGCTGTTCAAGTTGTTTATGAACAGAGACTTAATGACTTTATGCGTATGGCAAAAGAAATTACTGGTAAAAATAATTTGGTTTTTATGGGCGGATGTGCCCTGAATTCTTCAGCTAATACAATTCTGTGGAAAATTTTTAATGATGTATGGATAATGCCAAACCCAGGAGACGCTGGAAGCTCTTTGGGTGCTGCGGCTGCTCTTTATGGAAAGCATATTCAGTGGGAAAACCCATATCTTGGTTATGATATGGGAGGTACGTACCCATCTCAACAAATAGTTAATGCAATATTAAAAGATGGAATTGTTGCGGTAGCAACAGGTAGAGCAGAGTATGGGCCAAGAGCTTTGGGAAATAGAAGCATACTTGCAGACCCAAGAGATCCAAACATTAAAGATAAGGTTAATACTATTAAGCAGAGAGAGCAATTTAGACCATTTGCACCAGTGGTTTTAGAAGAGCATGCAAGCAAGTGGTTCGATATGAATTTCTCTAGCCCGTACATGCAATACACTGTAAAGTGTTTAAGACCAGAAGTGATACCATCTGTAGTACATGTTGATGGAACATCAAGGGTGCAAACAGTAAATAGGGAGCAGCATCGTGGCCTATGGGTTGCAATCAATAAATTTTATTTAAAAACAGGCGTACCAATTTTATTAAATACAAGCTTAAATATAAAAGGTCAGCCACTATTAAATGACCATCAAGATGCTATTGACTGGCAGGCACATTACGGTTATAATATACTAACTGGTGCCAGTAGCTTAGTTGGTTAAAGCCCCGAACTCATAATTCGGTAATCGTAGGTTCAAGTCCTACCTGGCACACACCTCTGTAGCTCAGCGGAAGAGCAACAGACTTCTAATCTGTTGGTCGCTGGTTCGATTCCAGCCAGGGGTGCGGGATTTTCCCACTTATATATAAGGAGAAAAATGAAAACTGTAGGAGATAAGCTCGGTAATTTTGCCGTTACTGGAGTTAAACCTGGAGCACTGTCTTACGAGGACAGTTCTTTTGAAACAATTACGCAAGACTCTTTTCCAGGCAAATGGAAGATTATTGCTTTTTATCCAAAAGACTTTACTTTTGTATGTCCAACAGAAATTGTTGCTTATGATGCATTAGTAAATGACTTTAACGATAGAGACACCGTTCTTATGACTGGTTCGGTAGACAACGAATTCTGCAAGATTGCTTGGAGAAATGCACACGAAGATCTAAAGAAGACAAACTCATGGTCATTCGCAGACACAGCTCACCAGCTTGCCAATGATCTTGGGGTGCATCACCCATCTGGTGTTGCTTATCGTGCAACATTTATTGTAGACCCAGACAACATTATCCAGCATGTTACATGTAACAACTTGGATGTTGGAAGAAACGCAGACGAAGCGCTTCGAGTACTTGACGCACTTCAGACTGGCGAGCTTTGTGCTTGTAACAGACCGCTTGGAGGAGAAACTCTATGACATGGGTAGACCAACTCAAAGAATCAATTCCAGAATATGCAAAAGACATTAAGCTCAATCTTGATGCAGTAGTAAATAGATCAGAGATTGATCCTGACTATGCATTATATTTATCAATAGCTTCTGCATTTGCAACTGGTAACTCTAAGCTACTTGCATTTCTTGTAGGACACTCAACCAATGATGTAGAAAGAGATGCAGCGCTTGGCGCTGGTGCAATTATGGCACAGAACAATGTGTGGTATCCATATTCAAGAAAGTCGCATGACGAAGAGTTTAAGAGACTCAACGGTCAGCTTAGAATGAATATCATGGGCTCTCATGGTGGAACAACTAAGGCAAAGTTTGAGTCGTATTCCTTGGCAGCTTCTATCATTGGAAAATGTGATTACTGCGTATCTGGACATTTTGATGTCCTGAGAAATGAAGGCTATACATATGAGCAGTTGCGTGATATCGGAAGAATCGCAGCAACAATTAATGCTATAGCAAAAATACTTAGCGCATAAAAAATCTCCTTGGCATGAGATTAAACTGCCTAAAAGTTCCTATAGCTCAGCTGGTAGAGCAGCAGACTTTTAATCTGCGGGTCGATGGTTCGAAACCATCTGGGGACACTTATGATAGAATATACATA